TGTCGGCGCGGCGTCAACGCCGGCCGGTGCTCCCGATACAGGACTCATGGCGCACATGGCGAATTTGAAGGCGCAACTTCTCAAGGAAGGCGTGCCGGAAAGCAATGCCGATGCGGCGGCGGCGATCCTTGCCGGACAGGCCATGGCGGAATCCAACATCAATCCTAATGCAATCCATGATGGCGGCACCGGATACGGCGTCTATGGCGCGCGCTTAGAGCGCCGGTCCCGAATGCTCGCGTGGCTGGCGGCCAACGGGTTCGCCCGCAACAGCGCCGAGGGACAGCTTAAATACATGGCCCACGAGGCAATGACGGATTCGCGTTATGGGCCGACGCGCCGCGTTCTTATGGGCGCGACCCCCGGCAATCTCGTCCCCGGGTCATTGATCGCGCGCAACAATTTTGAAAGCCCGGCTGGGTGGCAAAACACAAACCATGACGATGCACGCGCCGCGTACACGCTGCGCGCCTATCGCGCGAGCCAAGGCTATCACGGCGCGAGCGGCGCGCGCTCTGGCGTCGGCGCTAATCTCGACCCGACCAACCCCTTCGCCAATCCTGCCACGGCCGGGTCAGGCTTCCATTGGGACAATCTCTTGCAGCGGCGCGTTCCGAACGGCGCCTCGCTTTCCTCGATGTCCAACACGCATCACGTCACGACAAGCTCGTCATCGAACGAAATGCACATTGGCAAGATCGACATCAACGCGCCGCACGCGACCGACGCCAACGGCATAGCCGGGGAGTTCGGCCCCGCGCTTGCGCGCCACGGCTTTGCCGCCATGGCGAACTACGGGCAAGCCTAGCCCGTGGCGACCTTTCAAGTCACCGTCCCGAATGTTCCTGGGGTTCCTCCCGTCGTTTTCTCGGCGGCCTCGGCCGCGCTATCGGGCGGCCTCACGCTCGCCACGGGCGACGCGACATTCGCCATCGGGATCGGCGCGCAAGCCTGGGGTCTCTATAAGGGCGGGGCACCCATCATCGTCGCCGATTCCGTAATCACGCTCGATTACAAACAGGAATGGGCGCTGTCCGACTATCCGGTCGAGCGCGGCGCCTTTGAGACGTATGACAAGGTGGCGCTCCCCTACGACACCCGTCTGCGTTTCAGTGCCGGCTCGGCGGCGGCTCGCGCGGCGCTCCTCGCGTCGATCGCCGCCGTGGCCGGCACAACTCAGCTTTTCGATGCCGTCACGCCAGATACGGTCATCAATTCCGTCAACGTCACCCACTACGATTATCGCCGCGCGGCCCGATCCGGGATGGGCCTCCTACAGGTCGACGTGTGGTGTCTCCAAGTGAACGAAAACGCGACGCTGGCGACAAATTCGACCGCCGCGCCTTCGGGCGCGGATCAATCGTCAACGGGGCCGGTGCAGACGATTCCCCCGACCACGGCCCAACAGACGCAAGTCGAAAATGCGCCGGTATTCGACGCCACAACAGGAAACTCTTTAAGAGAAGACCCCAGCGTTCTAAAAGGGCCGCCTAGCAATGCCACCAGCGGGAACAACTGATGCAAATCGTCCCGCTCGCCGCCGTTCCGAATCAAGCGGTTTCGGTCACGCTTAACGGCCAGAACAGCCAAATCAATGTTTACGCGAAGGCGACCGGCATTTTTGTCGATCTCTATGTCGCGAACGAACTCGTGATCGGCGGCGTGATCGCGCGCAACCTCAACTTGATCGTGCTTTCCGCCTATCTCGGTTTCATCGGCGACCTTATGTTCATCGACAACCAGGGATGGACCGACCCGACCTATACGGGGCTAGGAACGCGCTACAGCCTCGCCTATCTCACCCCGGCGGATATCCCCGCGACCTGTCCCTGGGTCTGATTCCGTGAGTTTCAAAAAGAAGCTGATCAACGTCAGCATCCAAATGACCGAGGGCAATTTCCAGGGCGGCGGCAACACCGCCACGATCTCCGGCCTTCGCGTCTCGGCGTCGATCGAAAACGCCGGGGGCCCATCGCAAGGATCGGCGCACATCGCCATCTATGGCATGCCGCTTTCGACCATGAACCAGCTTTCGACCGTCGGCCCTTCGATGTCGATCAAGCAGGACAAGAACAACGTCGCGGTCTACGCGGGCGAAGAAGGCGGGCAAATGGCGCTCGTCTATGAGGGATCGATCCATCTCGCCTATGTCGACGCCCAGGCCATGCCTCAGGTCGCGTTTCGGATCGAATCCGTCGGGCGCGCATGGGACGCCGTAAACCAAGTCACCCCGGTCAGCCATTCGGGATCGACCGACGTCGCGGGCATGTTTTCGGCGCTCGCCGGCAAGATGGGGCTGACGTTCGAGAACAACGGCGTCAACGTCAAGCTGATGAACCCGTATTATTCGGGATCGCCGTGGGCGATGGCGACGCGCATGGCGCGTCACGCCAACGTCGCGATGGTCGTCGATCGCGGCGTGCTTTCGATCGCGCCTGCGGGCCAGGCGCGCGAGGGCGCGGCATTTCTGATCTCGCCGCAAACCGGCATGGTCGGCTATCCGAATTTCAACGAGGCCTCCGTGATCGTCAAAGCGCTTTACGATCCGGCCCTGAAATACAACGGCCAGATACAGATCAAGAGCGACCTGACGCCCGCGAACGGAACATGGACCGCCACCAAGATCGTCTATGACCTCGAATCCCTTGTGCCGCACGGGCGATGGTTCATGACCGTCACCGGAACGAACGGCCAGATCGGGCCAAACACGCAATGACCGACCCCGGATATAAAGGTCAGCGCGGCGTCTGGGACGCGAACTCGGAATACAACGCCCAGCATTTTCTCATTCGTCAGTTGCTCGGCGAGACGCGAACGAGCGTGCCCGTCAAGGTCATCGCGGTCCACGGTGGCGGCGTCGGCGCCGCCCCTACGGTCGACGTGCAAGTGATGGTCAAGCAAGCCGATGGGGCCGGCAACGCATCCTCGCACGGGATCATCTATGGCATCCCGACCACGCGAAACCAGGGCGGTGGCGGCGCGGTCATCAACGATCCTGTCGTGGGCGACTTCGGCCACATGGTCGTCTCGGATCGCGACATTTCGAGCGTGAAGGCGAACGCCGGCGCCGAAAGCAACCCGGGCTCGTTTCGCCGCCACGATCTCGCCGACGGCGTTTATCACGCCGCGATGCTGAACGCCACGACGCCGACGAACTTCATTCGGTTCACGCCGGGCGGTGGGTTCAAAATTCAAGACAGTTTCGGCAATTCGATCACGACAAGCGCCGCGGGAATCACACTGACCGATTGCAACGGCAACGTCATCGCCATGAAGGCCGGATCAATCGCGACCACGACGACGAACTTGACTTCGACGGGCGGCATCCAGGCGGGCGTGGGCGGCGGCGATAGCGTCACGCTACAGCATCATCTTCACGCGGGCGGGCCGCCTCCCGATGCAGGAACCTAGCCCATGACGACGGCCGCGCCTCAGCAAACCCTCCTGTTAGATGTCGCCGCATGGGATCTCGCGCTTGACGTCCACGGCAACATCGCCGTCGCGAGCGCGCCCTACGCGATCGCGCAAGACGCCGCGAGCGAGTGTCGTCTATTCCAGGGCGAAGCGTACTATGACGTGACCCGCGGGGTTCCGTATTGGCAGCAAATCCTAAGCCTCTCGCCGCCGCTTTCGCTCGTTCGATCCTATCTCGTCCAGGCGGCATTGCTCGTTCCGGGGGCGATCACCGCCAAGGTGTATTTCACCAGTTGGACGAACCGCGCGCTCGCCGGCCAAGTCCAAATCACTGACGCGAACGGAAACACCGTGGGGGCCGGGTTCTAATGACGACAGGCACCGCCGTTCCTTCACCGGTTTTCGGCCCCCTCGGATTCATCCCGCCCGCCGAGACGGCCGTCCTGGCGGGGGTGACGGCTGACCTCAACGCGGCTTTTGGCGGCGATCTCAACCCGTCCCCGGCAACGCCCCAAGGCCAGATGGCGACCAGCCTCGCGGCCATGATCGGGGCCGTGAACGATCAATTCTTGCTGTACACAAACCTTGTCGATCCCGCGCTTTCATCCGGGCGCATGCAGGACGCAATAGGGCGCCTCTATTTTCTCGCTCGCATCCCGTCGGCGCCTACCGTCGTCGCCGCGCTTTGCATCGGCCAGACCGGCGTCTCGATCCCCGCGGGCGCGCTCGCGCAAGCGACCGACGGCAACGTGTACGTTTGCACCGCGGGCGATACGTTCCCCGCGAGCGGGCAACTCACGCTCCCCTTCGCGTGCCAAGTGCCGGGCCCCATCGCTTGCTCGGCGGGAATGCTGACCACGATTTATCAGGCCATCCCCGGGTGGGATTCGATCTCAAATCCGACGGCCGGCGTGCTCGGAAATCTTGTCGAGACGGCCCAGGCGTTCGAGGCTAGGCGATCGGCCTCCGTCGCTCAAAACTCCCTCGGATGGCTATCGGGCGTCGTCGGCGCGGTCTGGGCGGTTCCTGGCGTGCTCTCGGTCTTCGCCGC